GAGCAGCACCAGGAATATACACCATTTCATAATCAAACGGTGTAGCGACATTATTTGGCAATATGTCGTTAATAGGAGCCATAGGCCCGAATACCTGTGCTGTTCTTGCTGCCATTAGCGATTACCGAATACCGAATTGATTGTAGGAAATTGTGGTTGTGGCTGCATCTGAATAGGCGTCTGCATGTTCTGTTGCAACTGTTGATTCTGAGCATTTTCAGATTGAGCTTTTTGTTTTGCCATACTAATTATTGCCATGATTGCCGGTAGAATAATTTTATCCTTCCTTTGCACGATTAGAATTTTTAACGCCGTTTGGATAATGTGATGTATAGTCCGTGCCTGACATACCCTTATTCCAAGCAGTTTGTGAGCCTTTTTTACCTTTATTCCAAGGTATTCTTCCTTTCATACCCCTAGACATGTTTTCACACCATTCAGAAGTTCTAACAATTTCTTTTTTATGCTGTCTAGCTTCTTCAAAATTGTTATTTTCCTTATATGTACACCATCTAAGGTTACGAATATCATTAATATTTATCCCAACTGGAGAATGAGATATATGGTCAATACAATTTCTGCCTAACCTAATATCTTCTTCTGTTTTGGGTATAAAAAGTTTTGCAATAACAATATGAACTTTTGTAGATTTTCCTTCATATCGCATTACTTGACGGTAATAACTATCTTTAATTTCACCAGATTTTAATTTGAGACGGCCATAGTTAGAAACTTCAACTATAGTATCTCCTCTATACGAGGTATTATTTGTATTTTTCCATTCTTCCATCATAATACCCTAAAATATAGTAAATTAAACTAGATTTGTCAATACTGGACCTAAGCTCAATATACCAAATACAAAGCTTCCAAAGATCTTACCAAGCAAGCTCTTATTTTGGCTAAGTTTGTTAGCCGCTTTTGCCTGTGCTATTTGAGCCGCATTTTGTGCTAATTGAGAATTATTATTGGCCAATCCTTGAGTATAGGTTCCAAATGCATTAAGAGTATTATCTTGTGCATTTTGAGAAATACCGAGCAAGTCTTTATTCTTGTTATACATGTTAGAATAAGTCTGCTGACCGATATTGGCATTAGTGCTAAATTCATTCAATGCCCGGCTTCTATCCTGTTGGTATCTGTCAAATGCCTTGTCCCATTCTTCAGTAGCCAATGCCTGTTGTTTAGCAGCAAGCGCGTCAGCGTAGTCAGAACTGAACATGTTACCTGCGTTAGCCATAGAATTGGTTATTGCATTAATGGCTTTCTTGGAGCGTAAATCAGCAGCCTTGGAATAGAAATCGTTTACGTCCTTGTCGTAGCTGAATTGACCTGCATCATAAGGTGTAAGTTCTTCCAGAGCCTGAACTCTGTCACCGAGCTTTCCAGCTTCGCCACCGTAGGCGTTGTTTACCTTGTCCATGTATTGCTTGTAAAGACCTGCATTCTTGTTTGCAGCTTCTTCAGCTTTACCGTAAGCTTCGTCTAGTGCGGCATTAGCGGCACCGACGGCGTTATTTCCGCGATAACCGAAAACATCGCCCGGGTCGAAAACATTTGATACTACATCTAAAAATCCCATAAAATATCCTCGTTTATATTTATACCATAAGAATAACTACCAGGGCGTTAGCCTCTAGCGTTATATACTGGTCCTGTAGTGTTATAATGCCACCAGACATGCTGTTCTTTTCAAACTTAATGAAAGGCACGATGTCTGTCCTGTTTTTCATGAAAGTAGAAGGCAATACGTTGTCACCCGCATTGCACAGCTTCTTGTAAATTTTAATTTCACCGAGTTCCTTACAAACCCAACCGTCATCTGAAGATACAGACCATGTTCCTTTGATGGCCTGCAATATATCTTCAATCTTACTTCCCGCGTTAATAATCATGGCTACTCCTTAAATCGGCGTATTGAGAATGTTGAACCTAAGGTTAGCATCAGAAATAACGAAATCAGAATCTTCAGAGAACATAACCTTTAATACACACTGTCTTGTCATTCCGAGATTTAGCCAACTCAGTCTTGCAGAATACTGACCGCGTTCGCCCAGGCTTGCATCGATAACGTTACCGAATGTATAGCCACCGTCGTTACTCATCTGTAATAACGCCTTGGAAAGCTTACCGTAATTCTCGATTGAACCGGCATTGCATTCAAGAGAAAGCTGATATAATACAAATGGCTTATAGTCGGCTGTAATAACCGGAGTCTGTCTTACACGGTATAACGGTAGAGAATGCTCTGAGTCGAAATCTTCCTTGTAATAATTATCGTCTAATACATAGAGATTACCGTTTTCGCAACATCCTGTAATAATCTTGTTGTTGAACCATACAGCATATAAAGGCATGTAAGGTTTAGTCTTAGAATTGTAATAGTTACGTGAACTTCTGATATGCCATTCACCAGTCATTATATCGTAACAATAGGTTTCGTCGCCTACCGTAAAGATATAGAAACTGTGATTATTCTTAGAATATGTCCATGCACGTGTATTGGAAATTTCATTATCATTTAAAATCCTGTCCAGCCATTCTTCAGAAATCTTGCTGACCTTCGTTCCTTCAATCATCAACACGCACTTTGCGTTCGCCTTACCAGTTCCTATACAGAACTGTGTCTGGTTTACGGAAGCAAGAGAGAATTTAGCTTCGAGACCCTGTTCCTTGTTGATTGTATAGGAAACTCTTTGCCATGTCTGGAAAGATTCCGCATCGCCTCTTTGCCAGAATTCTATCGAAGATGGCCCGTATAAAGTTAAAAGCGCGCCTACTGAATAGATAGCAGTAACCCTGTCAGAAGAAGATTCGGCGTTAAAATACATTTGAACACCGTAATCGTCAAGGAAGCAATATTCACCAGAATCGACTTCTATCGTATCTACTGTGATACCGTCGTTCTTATATTGGACCTGACCGTTTACGATATTGAATACGTTTCTTTTTTCCTGAGATAACGGATATGGTTTGGTGTAATAGACATATCCTGAACCCAAATCGTTAATGACTATGGAACCAGAAACGACAGCTATATGTGTAGGCCTTACATATACGTTTTCTGTAATTCTCTTAGGTAAAGTTATTTCTACAGTCTCGCCATTCTTGAGCTCGTAACCGTAGATAGCCACAGAATCGACCCATAACAAGATATCGCGTTCGCCAGCGGATTCGGCAAATTCGACTTTGTTTCCTGACGTATAGTGACCTATGACTTCTGTATTGTATGCGTTGTCTATCCTGTAGATATTACCCTTATAGGCTACGAAAAGGCTAGGAGCGAAATTGGTTATACTTAAACCGGTAGAAGGCACATACATACCGTCTATCTGTGCGTCGTTGCCCAATGACATAAGATACTTGATACCCGGGCATGACTGCATAAAACGTCTAGCATCGTCCTTGGAAGAATTATATGATGTATACATATTCCTAGAAATACTAGAACCTTGTATATTAGGTGATTTAGTTTTCGCTGAACCACCACAAAAGCTATATGTAACTTTAGTTTCTGCCATTTAACTCTCCCTTTAAACATCCATGTTTTTTGAAATACATGTGTTCCCTATGATACTCTGGTCGTTTATATAATGGAATATCACTTTTACCATAACATTCAATAAACCTTTTACCAAATTCACCAATTTCAAAAAAACCATTTGGTTTATTATTTAGCCAATTATTATGTATTTTTTCACTTATTTTTTGACGAGATTCATTAGTAGCAGAATATCCTCTATCAAATTTAAGTTTTTCATTTTTTGCGCGAGTAACTAGCTGTAGATTATCTAATTCGTTATTTTTACGATTATTATCTATATGGTCAATTTCTAAACCTTCTGGAATTTCACCTTTAAAAGTCTCCCATACTAATCTATGAACTAACTTCTGCGTAGAGCCAGCCAAAGATATTCTTTCATATCCAAAACTATCATGGGTATTACATAAAACCAGTTTATCTTCAGACTTACTGTAACGATAAACTAAGCCATCTTTACTAATCCATCTATTATGTTTTTCGTTGTATATCATAGTATTAAATATAGTAAATTTTTTAACTTTTGTCTACCATTCACGAGGTGCAAGGCCGTTATAGAAATTGTCAAGATAGCTTCCGTTGTTTACTTCGTATGTCATAGGCCTGTTGCTGTTGTTGACTCTCTTGAGAAGTCTTACGCCGTTAGCATATTCTTCGTCGAAATACGGTTTTATTTCAAGGAGCTTATAACGTAAACAGAGCTTTGCACACAATCCGTCTTCAAGAACCGTTAAAACCTTTTCACTGAAATAAAGCCTGTCATTAATCTTGTATTGCGGAATGGACTTCAGATAGGTAATTCTGTAATTGATAGGTTGAACAGAATCAGTCTCTATAATGAATACTTCATAATCGTAAGAATTATTTAACACTTCCGTATGTTCAAGCTGTGTCTCGCACATATAGAAATTAGGAAGACCTTGTTTAGTTCTGGAATCAAGCAAAGGTTTATCACCAGGAAGCAATTGAAGGTATCTTGTGCCAATCTTTCTTGAAAGCGATACTACCCTGTCAGGAAGAGGACTGATAATGAGATCAGGCCATTTGTCAAAGTTGTCCAACGTAGTCAGGTATTTGTTTAGTGCTGTTCCCTGAACAATCTTTACCGTGTTTCCGACCTTAATCAGGTTTCCAATCTTATAGCTGGAAAGGCTGTCTGGCCATTCGGACAATTCAAACCAACCTTCTGGAAGCGATTCCATTATCCTAATCTTGCCGTTTTTAATGATATCGACTGTTTCGACATCAGATTTGATAAGGTTCTGAGCATTTAACTCAGCTATAAGGCAAGAAAGATCATTTAAAGCGGCCATAGCCTGTGTTCCTGTAGCTGTCTGACCGTCGCCGACTAAGGAACATCTCTGGAAGCACTGATTGATAAGATTGTTGACTGTAATCATAAAAATCCTTAGTATAGGGTTTAAAAATTACCCAATTATTACTACATTTATTTATATCACTTAAGCCAAGAGGTAAAAATATGGTAGTTATAGATGTTTTCGGAATAATGATGTTTATTGGCATTATTTTTATTATAGGTATTGCCATTGTAGCATTAGATGAATTTTTAAAATGGATTACTAGAAAAACAGATATGCTTATTTTTAAAATAAAGAATTATCATACACCTTATCTTGCTAGAATAACAAATGAATTAAGCTTAAAAGATGAAATTGAATTTAATAATAATCTAATTAAAAAATTAAAAAAGACTAAGAGATCATAAATGCTCAAAAAAGATGATAATGATATTGCTGATATAATATGTTATGGATTTCTTGCCATAATTATTTTTACATGTACATTCCCGTGGGTTTTTATATTAGCATGGTTGTTAGCCGACTGGGAAAACAAAGACTGGTGTTATGATTTTGCTAATTTGTTTAGACCCAAATTTTGGTATAATCTTACAAAAGAAACAATACACAATAATTGGAATAAAGATGCAATTAAGAGATGTAGAGAAAATAAAAAGAGCTGAGGAGCTCCCTCAACCCTTTTTAAATCGTTATTTCAAATCAGATTAGATCTTGAAGTAGCCAACAACCGACTTACGAGGATCCGGAAGGGTCACAGCGTACGGGAGGTCGAGACGTGTCAAGGTAGTCATATTCTGACCGTTACCGTAAGTGCTCATCTTAATAGAGACGTTGTTAACCGATTCAGTAACGTTCTCAGAGCCCGGAAGATCTGCGAAGCTATACTTATCGAAACCAACTGCGTCTTCAGTTCTGCACTGACCGAGAGCATACTTACCAGAAGCGAGAGCGAGGGTCGGAGCAGCAGTTGTGTAGCCTGTCGGAACCCAAGCATTAGCGTTGTTGATGTTGTGTCCTTCAACAGCGAAGCGAACAGCCGGAACTTTACCGTCCTTGTCAGCGATGATGTAGAGGTCCTGATCGGTTTCCATACCGTCTACGCCAACAATCTTGGCATTAACCTTGAACGGAACGTTCGGAGCAGCGGTGAATGCAACATCGTAGCCGACAACAGTAGCAGATTCAGCACCCGTGCCAGAGATTGCAGTAACAGCCATAGCTGCGGTTTCAGTACCGGCGACGTTAACGATCGGCATCAAGCTTTCTTCGATAACGGAGGCACCAGCATACTGACCGAGATATGCGTCCTTATAAATCTTGGACTGGATTTCAGACGGGATAAAGTTTGCGAGACCACCAGCAGCGATTGTACCAGCGATGGACGGTTTAACGAAAGATACCTTAGTACCAGCTACGCCAACTTCGTCAAGAGCCTTGGACATATCGGTGAGAGTCTTGAAAGAAGCATTACCAGAAACTACCTGGAAAGACTTGTTGATAGTCTGATCGATAGCGTCCTTTTCAACAGAACGAGCGAGCTTGACACCACGTGGCTTAGCAACTTCGTTTGTGAAGGATTCAATATCTACGAGCTTGTTCCATGCATCGAGTTCAATAGAAGTATTCTTGTTCTGAAGAGTAACGTCTACTTCGACTTCGTTGATAGCATCCGGAGAAGCTTCGAGACCGTCAGCAACCTGGCCCGGGTCCGGAATATAGATGGAATATGTTTTACCGTATTTCTTGCCTTCAAGTTCGCCCTGAGACATGTAGGATTTAGCCTTCTTTAAGTATGGAAGGTTGTCGTAGACTTCGCCAGCGATGAGCTTGGTCTTGTGGTTGTTTGAAAAATTATTTGCCATTGTTTTGTTTCCTTATGAAAAATGTTAATGTTTAGTGCGTCCTAAGATATGCTAAGATAGAATCGTCATTGTCAAAAATACTTCCCTGCGACGCTTCACTCTTAAATCCCGGCTTTCCAATTACTGGAGTAGGCTGAATCATAGATTTTCTCAGGTTATTTTCTAGTTCTCTTATCTTAAACTGACGGTCCATTGGAGTCACAGAATCTTCAAACATTTCTTGAACAATGTCAGGTTTCGTAGCAAATTCATAAAGAATTTTCGGACCCATATCGCTTCTCATGATATACTGCGCTATTTCCTTATCAGAATCAATCAATTCGCCTAAGCCATTCTGGAGTGCAATTCCAATAGCATCTCTGTATTGTTTTTCACTTTCAGGTGTCTTAAAAAGCTTCTTGACATTTTCATCCTGTCTGGATTTATAAGCCTGTACTTCCTGATCTTGCTGCATTTGTTCTTGGTAACGAGACTGAGCTTCTTGTAATTTGGAGTTCCACATGTTATCAAAACGCTGTTGAACCAAATAATCAATATATTCATCATCGGAACCAAACTGTTCGCGAGTCTGTTGACGGAATTTTTCCGGGTTTTCGAGCTTTTCAATACGCTGCAATAACTGCTCATACTGATCTCTAGGAACGTAATTTTTCTCATACTTGTCACGTTGCTTAGCTAACTGCTTACGGAACGAATATGCTGCACGTTCTTCCGGTGTGTATTCCCTATGGCTAGCCTTTTCGCCACTAACATTTTCCTCAGAGGAGGTTGACGAGACCTTATCTTCGGCGGCAACTTCTGTACCTGGATTTACTTCTGCTGTCGTCTCAACTTCGGTATTTCCAGAAACTTCAAGTTCATCATCATTCATAAATTTTTATCCTTGTACGCTTTAGGTGCGCATTACCTTTATATTTATTTATTAAATCTGGGTTTACAAAATAACCTAGATTTGTTATATTTATAGGTATGGAAATAGTAATTACTTTAGAACATCCTACATTACCTGGTGTATTTGTAGATTCAACTGGACAAATACGTATACCAAAATCTGGTAAAAATAAAGCACATTGGACATTTGGCTCAATAACAAAGAACGGTTATAGACAAGTTTCTATTTACAAAAAACATTATCTTGTTCATAGGCTTGTAGCTGAAACATTTATTCCAAATCCTGAAAATAAACCTTTCATTGACCACATAAATAGAGACCGCTCAGATAATAGAGTTGAAAATTTACGTTGGGTAACTGCACAAGAGAATCAAAATAATACAATTAGGAACCGTCAAGAAGGAAAACATTTAAAAGATTTTACAACTGAAAAAGAATATAATGCAGATAGAGCTAGAGATAGATATAAAAATGAACCTGGCTATAAAGAATATCACAGAGAATATTTAAAAAAATGGCGTGAAAAGAAGCGTCAGTCCATGTAGACAGATTGGCGTTCTCTTCTTTCAAGTCCGAGGCCACGTGGCATATCAGTCGTGAAGAATGTTAAAACTATACTGTCTGCTGTGTCAGGTGAACGGCCTATCGCTTGTTTTATATCCTCTTTTGGTATAAGTTGGATTTTATCCCTATTGTTTAATACGTATTTAGTAGAAAGAAATTCATTGACTGCTGATTCATCTACGCCGCTTATACCGTGTTCAGTAATAAACTGTTTAGCCTTCATATACATTTCAGCACGTTTATTTGCATAAGAAGGTTCATCTGCTCCACCACCGAACGATACTAGATTTGTAAAACCTGCATAATCAGAATCCATAAGCACTTCATAAAGACTGGCACCATAGGCAGCGTCTATGTTTATGGCTGACAAATGCTGTTTTCCATATTCGTGAATCCATGCTTTTATTACGGCGTATAGATCTTTAGCTGTAGCCAATTGAGCCTTATGGTATTTTTCTATAGAATTTCCCTTTCTTAGAACTATGCAATTAAAGTCCCTACCGAATCCAGCAGGGTCACATCCTATCGTAAATGTGGAACCTTCCTTAGGCGCATCCTCAAACATATCTGAAGTAAAAATAGTTCCATTGTCTACGTCTTCGCATTCTTCGCCAAAATATTCTCTACGCCATGCGCTTTCAGAAACACATGATTTACGCATTAATGCAATCTGTTCTTCAGTAATAAACTTATTATCTTTTGTGGTAGCTGTAATAAGAGGAACATTGTTTTCCTTTACGAATCTTGTTAGCCAGTTTTGACCACGTGGCGTACTAATCATTACAAGTTTAGGCACAATACCTTTACCTCTCATACAGAAAGGCAATATAGTCATTATTTCAGGATCAGCCAATGCAGCTTCGTCAAGAATAGCTAAAGAAATTTCAGTATAACCACGAATAGCATCCGGTGTTTCATAAGAAGCAAAATAGATAGTTCCTTTCTTATAAGTTATCTTCATCATGCCTTTATGAACCTGGAATTCATCAGGTTTAAGAATCTCGTAAAGCCTGTTAACGCATTCTTGCATTAATACTTCAGAAACAGCCTTGAAGTTCTGTCCAAGACATATAACTCGTTTTCCTTGAAGCAATGCTATTACAGCCATCAATGAGGCTATATATGATTTTCCCGACCCTCTGCCCGCGCGCAAGTAAATCATATTCTCTGTTGATGTCAATAGAGCTTTTTGATGTGGAAATAACTTATAGTGAATATCCATTATGCGTCTTCGAAAATTAGCCTTATATCATTATTTGAATTAACCGCAGCCTGTACAGACTGTTCGACTTTTTCGGAATAGGTGTCTTTCCATCTTCTCTTCATGACCTCGATATACTGTAGCTTACCCTGAGTAAGATACTTGAAAGTCAGGTCATTAAGGCACTTGGCCTTCATGTCGGTAAACCAGATAACCATCTTGTCAAGCCATTCCTTTGTCTCCTCGCCTATGTCGTCAGGCTTTGATTCGTTTATATTTCTAGGATTCCAGAGAGGGCTTTCGTTCTTGTTCTTTCTTTGGCACCTGGCTGTGGTTATCCTCAGTTCATGCGGAAGGTAAGACTGTATTTTAGACATGAATGACGATATCGTAGTATAGTTATATTCGGAAGCATGGCTCACGAAGTTGATAATCGACATGGTAATACCAGAAGGGCAGTAGCCGTTTTCTTCTACTTCCATCTTTCCGTAACCGTCCGTATTGATTTCAGGCATATTGAGATTTTCGAGAAGGAACTTCATCTGTTCTATTCTCTTGTTCATTCTCTGTCTGTTCAAATCTGTTGCGTGTCCCATACTAGCCTCCAGTCATTCGTTTCAGTCTTTCATTCATTTCCTTCAGGAGTTCTTTAAGCTCCTTCAAATCTTCCTTATACGATAAAACCTGTGGTTGTTCCTCTTTTTCAACCACAGGCTCTTCTTGTTTTATAATCTTTTTGGCCATAATGTAATCCTGTAGCAAAAATCGTGCTATTCGACTACATTATTTATGGTATTGTCAAATTAACATATCCTCTGTCCCAGTCAAAGTCAATGCAGTTGCGATACGCATAGTTAGCGCGAATCGCATTTGCGTTAAGTATCTGCGGCAAACTTCCTGTTATACTGATGACCTTGATGCCCAAATCGTTACAGTGTGCACTATGTGCTTCAATGAAAGGACGCAAGTCGAACAATATCCATGGCCTATTACCGAATGTCATCGGCTGCGTCATGTTTACGCCCGCATCCGGCGCAATTTCGCATATTTTAATATCGTTTCCGAAGCTTATATTTCTGAACGAGCGCGATCCGATGCGCGTGATATCGGCATTGTTTATTGCGCTGAAGTCCATGTGCGGGCAACAATCATCGCCAAAGTAAACCGGATAAGAATAATCTATATTCTCTAACTTCATAGTGCCCGAGATATTGGCCAGACAGTTATTCTCCATTGTAATACTGGCATGCTGGCCCACGGCTATAGTTTTAGTCGCCGAATTCTTATTGTAACAGTTGTCTAAATATAAGCCATATGGCGGATCGTTCTCGAAGTTTATAAAGCCGAGATCGTTATCGTATTGCGAGCCAATTACGCGATAGCCGTATTCGTTACTGCCATACTGCCTGACATTTATAGACGACGGCAGCTGCCCAGTTGACTGCACGGCATTGTAAAGATTAAGCTTGTAAAACGAATCGCTATAATGCCCATGGTTGTCCGAGTAGTTCACAGTCTTATACAAGGCGCTCGTCACGCCTCCATGATATAATCCTTGGTTATACGTGGCAGACACGCCGACGTTGCCAATAGTACAAATTGAATTTCCAATCTTAAACACCGTCACCTCTATTGATTACATAAGTAGTATTTGCAGACTGCGTCACCGTCTTTGTCGCGACTAAATCAGAACCCTCGCCAGAGTTGTATATTTCGTATACTTCTACGGTCAATGTGCCCGTCGGCGCATAATACGGATCGGTATGGAAGCTGAACGACGTGAACGCCGTAATGTCCGTAAGAAAAGTGATGCCGCGACAATATTTCTGCAACGAGCTGCCGTCTTGCGTCACCATCTTGGCAATTTCAGTCGACGACAAATACTGCCACGTGCCGTTGTCGCTATAGGCGGCTTCAACGATGTCGCTGTCCGCCATGGACAAATTGTCCCAGTATAGCCCGTCGACGCATATATTCTCGGACTTGACCGGATCCCATTCAATATATACGCGATAAGCCGCGACGGTCTTTTTCGGCCACACCTTCTCGCCATTATAGATCGCCATGATTGCCGGCGTGCCATTCCAGATTAAGTCCTTTGCCTCGCTGATAATCATTAAGACCCCGTAACTATGTATAATACGTTGGTTGCCGTCGCGTCAGCGCTGGTTGCCACAGCCTGCACAGGATTTGGAACCCATTCCGGAACGCCGTGCTCGTTTACCTGCAAGATGTTTGTGTAGTTGAACGAATTGCTGGTAGGAAGAAGGCCAGTGATTCTTTCCAATAAGAAGTATGCTACATTATCGCGATAGTATGCTACAGGTACCTTGCCTTCGTCGCTCGACAATGTTGCACCAGGAACCATATAGCCCATTTCCGTGTTATTGAGGCTGACCTTTCTTTGGTTGGTAATCGTCAATGACTCATACGGGTATACGTTGCCTTGGTTGTTATAATACAGCTGGGCGCCGCTTGCGGTACAGTTGATAGTGGTGCCCGTCACAGCGGTTACGAATTCGATGCCATTACCGGCAATCAATTCAGTGCAGTCTGCGCTAATCTGGTCAGTCGTGTTATTGACTACAATCGGTGCCACGCCAGTGTATATCTTGCCTTGTGCATCTGCAGTAGCCTGACTGTATGCATAGCTTGATGCGGCAGTAATCGCATCTTGCCAATCCTTGCCGCTGACCGTAAACTTATTACCGGCAGTAGCCACATTGATGTTATCGCCGGCTGAGACGTCATAAGTCTGGTCATTTGCAGTGGACTGTGAATAGGCGTATGAGCTAGCCGCAGTAATCGTATCTTGCCAATCCTTGCCGCTAATGACGAAAGTATCGCCAGCCGTAGCGACGCTAATATTGGCCGACGCAGAAACATCATAAGTATGGCCAATATCGCCAGTGATACTCAACACAATTTTTCCGGCAGTCTTTTCTATCATCAACGGTGAAACAGCACTGAGCGGAATCCCAGTCGGTGTAGAACCGGACAACTTCAATTCATGTCCGTTTATTCCTCCAGAAACGAGTTCTGGGGTCAAATTATTGACTGACGATACAAACGTATTGGCGGTAGTAATAACGTCCCCAGGGATTGCAGAAAGATAGGTTTCTGTAATCTTGTTACCGTCGCTGTCGTATGTAGCGGAATTAGAACTCAATGTATAACTGGCAGTAAGCGCGGAGTTAGAAATATTTGCAGTAGCGGCATAGCTTACGGCCGTAATATTGCTGATAGCCTCGTTGACGGCGTTGGAACTTGCAGCGGTGATTGTATCTGTCCAGTCCTTACCGCTTACAACATGATTGGTAATATCTATATTATCACCGGCTGAATATTCCTGAACACTCGGTATACTTGCAGTAGCCTGACTGTATGCATAGCTTGATGCGGCAGTAATATCGTCACTCCAGTCCTTACCAGAAATCTCGTTTCCAGTAATCTTGATATTAGGACCTGCGGTATATGTAAGGCCAGCAGACAAGGCAGAACCGTTGATGCCGGTAATAATATTGTCGTCGCCTTCGATTGCACTATATGGCACATAAGAAGACAATGCACTCTTGTCAGCCTTGTTATAGTAGTTGTTTACGGCGGTAGTATATGCAGAATTGGCAAGCTGGAAAATACTGTCCATTCTGTCTGAAGCATTAGCGGTATAGCTGGAGAACGAAGAAATGTAAAGCTTGGAATCCAAGGCGTCCTGAATACCGGCAGTGGAAGGAAGCGTAAACTGACTGCCTTTCAATGCGATGCCATGGTTATGATCGCCTGATACCGTGAACGAAGAAATAACCTGGATAGAATCGCCGAAATTCAATTGAACGTTTTCACCGATATACTTATTACCGGAAATCCAGATGTTATCGTTATCGTTATCGCTACCTACAAGCGGAATGCCAGAAATACCGGAAATCTTTTCGTCTTCTGTGTAGTTCAATGCGGAATTATGGACACAATTAGTTCTGATTACGGCACTGAGGTAGTTATCGTTATTATAGAGCGTATTGATGTTCGGATAGTAACCGGCATCGAGGAAGTTATTGAAGGCGCTCTTGTCAAGCTTGTTGGCGCTGTTTTCGTTTACCGCATTCCATAGATCGGTCAAGTTAGTATTGACGCCAGAACAACAGTCTACGAACTGTGAACTTAATGAAGAAACAGAGCCCTTGATGGCGCTAATCTGACCGTGGGCGTCTGCACAGCATTCGTCAACCTTGGAGCTCAGGCCGCTGAAATCGCCTGTAAAGTTGATACGGTTATATTCGTCGATATGGATGTAATCGCCGTCGAAATATCTTGTGCCTACCGGACTGTCACCGGCCCTTAAAATTCGATTATTTGATTCTATTACTGCCATGTTATATTTATTTACATTATGGACGCAAGGCGTCTGCCGTCCAGTTACCCGTAATACTGGTGACGTGCACCGGATTTGAAAAGTTCGTTGTCATAATTACGTTCGGCGTGCCAGTTATGTCCGTCGCGGTTAATTGCGCGGAGTAATAATATGGCGTGCCGGCAAAGTCCCATGCCATTTCTTTTACCGCGTATGTAACATCGCCGACGCGAATACTTGCAGATGGTCTGGCGCCAACTGGGGCCACGTATGTCGTAATTGCCGCGCTTATAGTTGCCGTAATATCCGCAGGCGCACTGAAGACGGGCACATGACCAGTAGGGCTATACACATGCGGGTTACCTATAGTGGACGAGAAATGATAGAGGCCGCGCGCAGTTGTCTCGCTGTTGTTGTCACGGAACGGGCTAATCGTTTCGTTACTGCCGGTCTTGAATACTTCTGAGGCTTGCACGCCAATTAAAGTGCCGCCAGTTATATAGCTATTGCGTTTGAAGTTTGCTCTGGCTGTCTGGTCGTCGTCATCGCCGAATGTAAACGTGCTGCCAGCGATTGTACCGCCGGTAGTCGTGTAATTGTCAAAGAGATAATATTGGTCTGGCGTATTAGTCAACGTTACCGTGTCGCCCGACATGCCAGTAGTACGTGACGCGCTAATGGTACCGTGTCCGTCAGTTTCCAGGTGCAGCTGCCTTATAAAGTCGTCATACGCCAGCAGCTCACCATCGTATGAAATCATGCCGTCATAAAATACAAAATCTCTCATAAGCTATTTACCGTTCATTCTAAGCCGCTTATATAGCCATACCACTCAGCCGTATGCGGGGCAATACCAGAAATTGTATGTCCTATCTGTGGCACTGTTCCAGTTATGTAGAATGTAAGTTTCTGGTCATTGTCAGTAATGACAATCGGAGCAGGCAACACGTATTTGCCTACCGCGCCATTATTCAAAGTACGGAGGTGGCATGCATATCCGCCTCCCGCGGCATAAGCGCTAGTTGGCAGATCCTGCCCATTAAAATTGATCTTCAAATTATCGAAATTACATGTGCTATTGGTGGTTGTTCCAGTAACCCATATATTGACGGCCGTGATAAATGCCGATTCAGAGGCGTTCAATTTCATGTAGCCTGCAGTCACATAATCACCATTCCTATTAAATGTCGTCATGTTATTTCTTAAATTATACAAGTCATTATAGTTTACAGAAACATGATAAGAAGTTATAGGCGGGAACGCAAAAATGTTTCCTGTAAATTCAAGATTTACTGCCGTATTTACCCAATGTAAAGGCGGGAATTCTTGTCTAACAGTATTGTCATAGGACACCCTAGAAAGCGGGCGGAATAGGTCTACACTATTGTCACCATAATACTCACCAGTATATGCTGTAGTTCCCTGGAATGGTGTTCCGCTATTAAACGCCTTAGCGGTATAATGAGGCACAGCACTGTACGTAGCCTGTGCCGTCACGTCGTTATTCAGAATGAAATTATTGCCGGTCAATGTGGCACCTGTAATATTCCAGTGATCAAAGCCATAACCTGCTGGAGTTTGGTCAATCAACGTCACTTCTGTTCCTTTGTAACCAGAATATTGCGTAGCTGCACAGTCTATAGCGGAGACTTCGTAAACATCTATATACCTAGCTAATTGGTGGCCACCATAAATGCCATTGACGATATGTTTCTCTTTGATCATTTCTTCTCCATTAATCTGGATTTTATCCATTGGATATCAGTTTGTATAGAAGCCAGTCTCGCATCCAAATCCAAATCTTTCAATCGCTGTATCTCGTTCTCCAGGACCTTTACCCTAGTGTCCATGGATTCCTGAGCATCGTCTCGTTTGGCTTTTGTCTGTTTTCTCTGACCGTAAATTATGAGATACAAGATGACTGCGATTATAACCATCTTGATGTCCCCAGTGGAGAATGCATTTGCTAGTAAATCTTCCATGAGTTATAATCTGCACCAAGTGATGAATATTTTAAATGATATATTGCTATAATTACCAGTAAGTGTATGTGCATAACCGCCTAGATGCAGTGTATTATTGCTTACTGTTGTCGTTTCTTCATTAAAGTTGATAACTCCAGCGAATGAAAATGTTACTTTCCATGCTATTGGTTTATAACCCTCTTTACTAAAATTACCACTTATAGCAGTGTCACTACCACCTACATTGTAAGTACCAACTGTCTCTTGAGTTACAACGATATAATCAGAATCGACACCCAACGGACTCTCAACAGTTCCGTTTCCGCTTAGCGAATTATCGTGATTTACGATTTCGGCTCCAGACGTAATGAAGCCACCAATTTCCATTAACTCTTTTGACATTATGCGTTACCTCCGGAAATTCTGTTGATGCCAACAA